ATAATCAAAGGAATATAAGTTGTATTCCTGAAGGCGAATATCCTGTAAGACTTAGATACCCTAGAGAATCAGGGACTAGAGATTACTTACACCTATTAGTTCAAGATGTTCCTAATAGAGATTGGATATTATTCCACAGAGGAAATACAGCTAAAGATACTAGTGGTTGTATTCTAGTAGGAATAGGGACTGAACAGGACGTTGTTCATAACTCTGTCTTAGCTATCGACTTATTAATCAAAGAAATACTTAATTTAGGCGGCGAAAACATTAATCTAATAATTAAAAATAAATAATATGAAAAATATTTCAAATTGGTTTAATAGCCTAGTAGTAAAGCAAATGCTAAACAGTAAGAAGTTTTGGTATATGGTTAGTTCTGTAGTAGTTCCTGCTTTAGTAACTTACTTAGGAGTTGATGAAACTACAGCAACAAATTTATTTTATGCACTTCTTACTTTAATCGGAGCGCAAGGAATAGCAGATATAAAAAAATAGTTTGTCTACAAAAGGCAAAAGGCTAAGACTTTCCCCTGAAGAAGTTGAGTTAATCAATGAATCTAGGGGGAAGGACTTGTCAAATATTAACGGCAATACTGCTTTAGATATACACCTACAAGATAGAGGTATTGAAAAGAAAGATATTGTTAGCGTTAAGCATTGGCAGAATATGGGAGGGGATTTACGTTTCTCCATAGTTACCAAAGAACAATATGGTACTGACCAAAACGATTTACTTGAAGACGTTAAGAACCTAATAGATAATCACGCACCTACTTATCCAAAAATTAAACGAGTAAAGGGAGAACACTTATTAGTGATAAATCCTGCTGATGTTCATATTGGAAAACTAGCAGTAGCTTTAGAAACAGGAGAAGAATATAATACAGAGATAGCTTTTAATAGAGTTATAGAAGGTGTTACAGGACTTATAAGTAAAGCACAAGGCTTTAACATAGATAGAGTCTTATTCTGTATTGGCAATGACATACTACATACCGACAACGCAATGTCAAGCACTACAAAGCAAACCTATCAAGATACAGATGGTAAATTTTGGCAACACTTTGAAATAGCTTTAGAACTGTACGTTAAGTGCGTAGAGATACTTAGACAAGTTGCACCTGTAGACGTAGTACATTCAATGTCTAATCACGATTATGTTAGTGGTTATCATTTAGCACAATCTTTAAAGGCTTGGTTTAGAAATACTGATGACGTTACCTTTGATATATCAGTAGCTCCTCGTAAATATTTTTTGTACGGAGTTAATTTAATAGGACTTGAACACGGAGATGGTGCTAAATTTGACAAGCTCCCCCTTTTAATGGCTTCAGAGAAACCAAAATATTGGGCTGAAACTACTCACAGATATTGGTATCTACATCATATACACCATAAGGTAAAGCATAGATGGTTAGACGCTAAAGACTATATAGGTGTTACTGTAGAATATATGCGTAGTCCTTCATCTTCAGATTCTTGGCACTCAGGAAAAGGATTTAAAGGAGTACCTCGTGCAGTTGAAGGATTCATTCATTCTAAAGACTCAGGACAAATAGCAAGGCTAGTACACTATTTCTAGCACCCCCTATAGCCGTTTTAGGCACTTTCTTTTCTTTTTAATACTAATATACTAGACAAGCTATAAAGTTCGTCCTAGATGTAAACACCTTAATTGTTAATAACTTTGTAAATAAACTTGTTAATAATTGTGTGAGTAACTTTAAAGGTGTACTTTTGTCAAACATTAATCAATATAATTAAAATGAAAAAATTACTTATCTACCTAGACAACAACATTTCCGCTAAGTTCGGAGATTACGCAAACGAATTAACTTTTAACAGGAGTTATAGCCACGGTCACTTCTTAGTAAAACTACTATGGAAAATAGACAACTTTTCAAACGAATTAAGAACGAAATATTTAAAAAAATAATAATCAGGGGGTGTAAAAGCCTTCACAATACAATTAAGATGAAAAACTTTAAGATTACAAATTTAAAAAGCAAAGTAGTTCAGTATATGAACGAAAGCGAAAAGGAGCAATTCTTTACTAAGAACTCTTTAGGGAACTATAAGAGAGAGAATGTTCAAGAACTAGACAGAGTAAGGTACAATAAAAAACTTCACGACTTTGCTTTCTCAGTTGGACTCTTGGCAGTATTTACAGTCCTACTATTCTTAATGTGCGGTACATTAGGATTCATTGACTCTTTAATATTTTAAAAATGGAATTACTAAAAACAATCAAAGTGAACGAAGTGGTAAACAATATTACTACTTCAGTATTAGACGGAACTATTAACCCTTTAGAAGCTATTGTAAGCCTTAAAAAGCTAGAAGAGATAGTAAAGCAAGCAAAGGTAAGAATAAACGAGTCAGTAATCATTGAAGCAGCTAAACACGGAAAGACGTTTGTGTTCGGAGATGCTGAAATAACTAACAAGGCTAGTGCAGGACGTTATGACTATTCAAACATTATAGAGATAGTATCTATGGAAGCAAGATTGAAGCAGTTAAAAGACAAACATAAGGCTGCATTGAAAGTTGATGTAATTGACTTAGATACTGGCGAACTAATAGAAGCACCAATCTACAAAGGAGGTAAAGAGATTATCTCTATCAAATTAAATAAAGAATAAAAATGAAAGAAGAAATAAAGCAGGACTATTTAATAGCTATACAAAGCGAATTAAAAGCACCTAAGAACCAATTCAATAGTTTTGGTAAGTACAAGTACAGAAGTGCTGAAGACATCTTAGAAGCTGTCAAACCATTACTAAAGAAGTACAACTGTTACTTAACAATAACAGAAACAACTCAAGAGATTGCAGGATATTTAGTTCTAACCTCTAAAGTAAGTATTTCAGATGGTGAAAAGACTATATTTGTAGAAGCTCAAGCAGGGATTAATCCTGAACGTAAAGGAATGGATATTGCTCAAAGCTTTGGTTCTAGCAGTTCCTATGCTAAGAAATATGCACTTGGTAACCTATTCTTATTAGATGACACAAAAGACGCTGACAGTAATAAGGTAAACGAACCTGCCTCAAGACCTCAAAAGATTAAGATGAATGTAAGGGTTTTAGAAAATATGCTTAAAGGAATTGCAGATGGTAAAGGTAAACAAGTAAAGGAGTCAATGAGCAAATACGATATGACTAAGGAACAGGAGAAGACTTTAACAGTAATGATTAACACAACAAAATAATTTAACCGAGAAAAGACCTACTCACTAATCATAGGCGAAATATACAATGGAAGTAACAGGAAAAGTAAAACTAATAGTACCTGCTGAAACAGGAGTTAGTCAAGCAGGTAAACAATGGAAAAAGCAAGTTATCGTAGTAGATACAGGAGCAGAATACAATCCTGATATTGCAATCCAAGCGTTTGGAGATGACAAAATCAAAGACTTGAATAAGTTATCAGTAGGAGATTCAGTCTTGATTAAGTGTAACGTATCTTCAAGAGAGTACAATGGAAAATACTTCCACAATATTGATGGTTGGTGGTTTACTAAGAATACTAAGGAAGAAACAGCTGCACCTGTTGAATCTGAAGATTTACCATTCTAAGATGACACAAGAAGATAACTTTAAAAACTTATGCAACCTAACGACATCACTGTTAGGCTTGCGTAAGGGTTCTCTAGCCTACAAAAGTAGAAGACAAGAGCTTCAAGTAGCAAGGTCAATAGCAAGTGTTATAGCTAGGAAAGAATATGAAATACCTCATTCAACAATAGCAAAGGTTATTAATAGAGATAGAACTTTAATCTATCACTATGAGAAGAATCATAAACATAACTATGCAACCTTTCCTAAATACAGAGATATTTTTAATAAAGTATTTAATGCTTTTCAATCTATTGAAGATTCTAAAAAAATATTCTTTGACTTATTTCAGCTGAAAGACTATCTAAGAAAGAATGATGTTAATGATAGTGTAAAGCACCAAGTAACAATAAGGATTAAATCAGGAGATGTAGGTACAGACGTGAAAGTTTCTTACAGAGATTTCTATAATCAATTAGAAAATGTTAAACTTGCACTTCAGAATTTTAAATATGAGATTGAAGTAATTACCTTATGAAAGAGAAACCTAACTACTACGCAATAATTCCTGCTGAAGTCAGATACAGTAAAGCATTAATACCTAACGCAAAATTACTTTATGCAGAAATAACAGCTTTGTGTAATATGAATGGAAAATGCACAGCATCAACTGAATATTTTTGCAGACTTTATGAAGTTAGTAAGGTATCGGTTCAGAAGTGGTTAAAGAATTTAGAAGATAACAACCATATTAGGCGAGTAAACAAATATAAGCTACATAGTAAACAAATAGATTGTAGGGTAATAACTTTAGTTAATGTGCCTAGTAAAGAAAAGC